TTTTTTCAATCTCATCTTCTAATTCATGAGTTAATGTTGATTGTGCTATAGTAATCAATTGCTGTTTTTCTTCATCTGAAAGCAACGAATCAGCACCTGTAATTGTTTGTGTAGTTGATATGTATCGTTGTACAATTGCGGTTAATTTAACTAGATGATCATCATTCTTAACTGCTACGTCTAGATACTCTTTAATGAGTGGTACTATAATAGTAGCATCTGATGCATTTTTTATTAGTGGTTGTAACTGAGATATGAGTTGATTTATCTGCCTATCCTTCTTTTTGGAATTGTGATAAACATCATGCATAAGGTCAGCAAAACTGGTTCCTTTGAATATTTCATCATTTCGATCCATACATGTCCTTTAATAATAAATATTAAAAAGGCAAATTCATGAACTCATTATTAGCATACTCACGAAATTTTGTTTCGTATAGGTTTTTTAATGTTTTTACGACTCTGGTTACGTTTGTGGTTGGAAGTCCGGTTCTTTCCCTGATAAAGATATAAAGAGCTTTTTTATTAAAGTCTTCAATGTTAATTCTTTGTTCAAATAAATGTAATACCGAATCTGCTACATGTATATCAGTTGGATTTGAAAATATGTAATTTAAATTGTCATAACAATATTCAACAAACTCATCCATGAAATACTTTATAATTTCTTGCATATCAGTGTTATGCATTTCTGTCGGAATATTTCTTTGCTCATCTAAATCAATAGGCTCTCTATCTTGTTTTACTTTTACATATGCTTTTTGATTTTCAGCAATGAGATAATTAAATGATGTTCGAGTATAATATGAATATGACTTACCAGCATTTGGTTTAAATTTATCTAATCTAGCAGTTAAATATGTAACTAGATCAGTTTGTAAATCTTGAAATGAACACTTATTTAAAATATAAGTAGGTTTCATTTTATTAATTAAATTTTCCGTAAGCTTCATAAATGGAGGATATATGAACCGTCTATATATCTTTTCTCGCTGAGCTGGATTCTCTGACTTATTATAAGCACATATTGCTACGTCTTGAATCTTTGTATAATAATTATTACTTTTCTTTCTTTTCCTCGGCATCAAATTCTTCTTTTAATTCTTCTATTACTTCTTTTAATAATTCAAAGGTAGTTCCCGACTCGTCGTCTTTTTCAAACGCACCCAATCTATCAATATTTTGCATTGCTTCGTGAGATTGTTTTATTCTGATGTACATGTATTGATTAGTTTGACTAACCTTATCATAATAATCTTCTTGATCTGCTAAAACTCCTGCTAATACAAATGCTCTATAAGCAAAATATACTGTTAATCCGAAAAATATTCCGGTTGTTATTCCAAATGTTATAATCATGACATATCTTTAAATATATCCGCAATAGAGTTACCAATATTGGGATTGTTTTCTGCTAAATTTTTCATTGCGGTACTCTTAGTAGCCTTACTCTTCGTTGAAATAGGATTAGGTGTTCCTGCTTTATGATTTCGCCATCGCTCATATTCTATCTGTGCTGCCATATGGTCACCATGATGCAAAATAATTGCCATATTGGTTTTCAATTTAGCTTTTTCTGATCTTGCTACAAAATATGGTTTATTTGAATCATCATACATTCCATCATGAATCTTAATAGCTTGATATTCATTCCATGACATTGAAACTTCATATTTTTGTAACAACCAAATAGATAGATCTGGTACCATAGTGAAAGGAATATTTTCATTATGCTTATATAATCTACCCATATTCTTTCGATGCCAATCTGATGTTTCTATTTGATAAACTTCATTACCATCTCCTGGAAATCCCACTTTACCTAAATCATGATGCATTGCTGCAAACATCAATTCTTCTTTAGTATAACCTGACATATCAGCACCTGATGATTCCCATGTATTATATAATGTCTCTGTGCATTCCATTACTCGCAGTACGTGGTCAATATACCCTCCTGCGAATGCGTTATGAAAATGAGCCATTGAAGATGCCGGCATCATTGCAATGCGATCTTCGAAGTCATCATACATTTTATTTAATTGATCTTTTCTTGTAGGGAACAAGTCATTGACTTTAGATCGATACATTTCCCAATTCTGATTTATCTTTTCTGCTTCTAACATAATATTATTATATTAAATTATTTTCGTAAATCCAATAATCTTCCATTAACAGAATCACTAGTGCATTTCCAACACGTAACTTTAACTGCATTTAGATCAACTCTTTCAACAATACGATCGCAATATTTACATTGCAGTTTTTTATATCCTGAATTCTTTTTTGTAACTTTTAATTTTTTCATTTTATTTCTGATCTTATTATAACTCGTTTTGATTTTTCTTTTTTAACTGGAGGTTCCTCATTGTAAATATCGGATTCTGATGCTGGCTCATGTCTATCAATATATGCATCATATGTATCAGCATCAGCAAATATATCATCCAGTTCATCATCTGTAAAATCATTAACCATATCATTTAAAGCCATGTCATGTGCATGATCTTCATCCTGCTCTTCTTCGATAACAGGCTCACGTTTAGATTGAATTAAACGATTTGCTGATATCAATAACATTACAGCCAGCGGATCAAATACAAATATAAAAAGAAGTATAAACCAATTAACAACAGTGTCAATAGATTGGTTTACTTGTTGTGCTACATATTTAATAGGACCTACTTCCGCAGAAACTTTGGATTCTGTTTGTATTCTTAACATTTGCTGATCTAGTTTACCAACTGAGTCTGAATATATAATTTCTTGACTATATAAAGTATCTCTTCTAGATATTGTTCTATCTAATTCTGCTTGCAACGCTTTACGTGTAGCAGAAGATGTTGTTGTGATAACTTGGCCTTCTGCATTTGTATATTGTATAACGTTATTAGAAAGTCCCGATGTTAAATCTGTAATATTTGTGTTTAAAGATTCTTTTTCAGTTCTAATGTCATTACTAAGTGTCTGGTAACGTTCTTTCTTTAATTGTAAAACTGCAATTTCGGATTCTTGATTCTGAAGTTCATATGCTGTTTCTTGATATGCAGAAACTAAGAATCCATATATACCTAATGATGTGATACACATTAATATAAAGACTGCAGTTACTAGATATGTTTTTAATAGAAACGTAGTTGCTTTCCATTGCCGATGCAAATATGATGCTGTTATTAATTTAGAAGCTTCTAATATTGAAGCCATAACAATAACTGCAGTTGCTTGAGATGAAAACAATTTACTTAGTCCAAATACACTATAATAAGCAGCAGTCCCGGCTAACCCTAATGAAGCTAACAATACAGTATATGGAAATATCCATTTCATTTATTCTCGATCGATATAATATTTTGCAGATTCTAGTTTACGGAAAGCTTTTGCTAAATTATCAATTGCTGATGTTTTATCAATTTTACCTTCCATTAACATTTTACCTGTTGTTCTAACTATCTCTTTTGCATCCTCGATGTCATCAGTTAGTTTTGCTTTGTAACGAAATTGTGGCATTTATGACCTTTTAATTAATTAATACTATTTAATATAAATATGTTAGTCTAAGATTAGTGGTGTTTGACAACACTGCACATTGATATTTTGTAGAGCTAATTCTTTTGCCTTAGCTTCAACAACAATGTCTACAGCATCTACACCATATGTATTAGGAGTAGTCAAAATATAATCTGCATGAGCTTGCTCACGAATCTTACTGAACTCTTTGTATGCCTTGGCAAATGTCGGCCATTTAGGCAAATCATCCCAAGCAATATTATGCTTTTCGCAAATACCTTCAATAAGTCGTTGCTGCTCACGTCTACGGGACTCGGAGTAATGAGTGCATTGAGTAATGCCATGCTTCTGCCAAGTGTCTCGAGCCATAAAGAATGCTTCTTCTTCGGTTAAGTCACCAGTATTGAAAGTGTGATGCCAATAGTCAAAAGTAATAGGAATATTGGTAACACTATGCACCATCTGATATAGTTCACGAACAGAATACATAGAAGCTTTGTCGTCATTCTCAATAACAAGACGAGCTCGACACGATTCGGATAGGCGATAATAGTTCTCGATCCAACGTGCAATAGTAGCCGGCTTATCATTATAAGTAGCACCTATATGAATATTGATCTTGTTATCAAAGCTAGGAGCGTAACCAAGCATATCAAACATCTCAGAATGTCGTTCTAAGCCGACAATACTATTTTCTACAACTACCGGATCCGGACTACCAAGTATATGAAATGGACCTGGATGCGTTGTTAATCGAATATTATTAGCTCGAGCATAATCACCAGCTTCTAACAATACACGACCAATTTCTTCATAGTCAGGCAAGTCCTTGATCTCGTAATGATTCCATCGAGGAAACATTTCACTACCAATACGAAACAGGTGAATACCATTTGCTACGTTCCATTCGAGAATAGGAAGCAGATCTTTTGCGTTAAGCAAACTACGGTCAGATGCTAACTGCATACCACCTTCTATAAATTTACGTTGAATCATTGTTCGACCCGTACGAATATTTTCTTTGCCTAGGGTCATATTGTTACAGGCGTAACCAAATCTAATCATAACTTTAATTGTTTAATTGTTTAATTATATTAATAATATAAGAAAAAAAATGCATATATCCAAATTCGTTGGTTTTTATAGACTCTTATATTTATATTAAAGAAACCTTAAAGGGATAAACAATGAAAAATAAATTAGCAGAAAATATGCTCAGATTTGGAATTAAAAATTTAAACGAATCTGAAGTAGAAAAATTACAAGGATTGGCAGAACAGGGATCGGGTGCAGAGTTTGAAAACCTAGGCAAAATATTAAATGGACTAGTGTTTAAGAACGGCGTATACGAACTTATAAATGATTTAGCGAATGTTAATATGTTTACTAACAAAGATGTAGCTCCCGATTCAATTACTAGTGAATCTCCATACTTCAGTGGGGCATATGCTGCACCATTATACATATTAAAAAATAAAACGGCTTTCTTTTTTATAGGAAGATCGATGACCGGAGGACCGGGAGATGGAAATTGGACTGCGGAAACGAGATATACAATTGCAGCACCTATTATAACTGAAAAAGGATTCGTACGTAACAACTATCGAAAAGAAGTATTACAAACCAATTCAGCAAAACAAGCATATATGCAAATATATAACTTCAACACGGAAGGATATCGTAATAATACAGAGATAACTAAATTAGTTCAACTTTTAGAATCTAACGGAATAATTCCATCGTTACAAGATGAAATTGATGATACTCATTATAAGGCATTCCTACAACATCGACATGATTCGGTAATGCGAATGTTTAAAAACTAATTATTATACAATAAAAAAATGGGAACAAATGTTCCCATTTATACTGTATATAAAATAATTACAAAGAAAAATTATCACTAAAATTTACTATATTTTTAAGCTCGGTAACTGCTACCCAATTTCCATTTTCATCATATTCCATGGGTGAGTATACAACTGATATTGTTCTAATGCATTTATTTTCTTGAATGTCATATATACGTAGACTTTCTTTATTTTGTCCGTATTGCATATTAACCGGGCTATATTTAATAATGTATCGATCGGCTGGATAATCTGATAGATTCAATTCGGTCTCAATCCATTCTGTAAATGGTATTGATTCTTTTTTAACTATTCCAAAATCGCGATTAACAAGTAAATTATTTATTTTAGGATTAGTAGCTCCATAAATATAGCGTATTGATGGATTCGTAAAAATGTGTTCTAATAAACCATGAGACCATTGAAAATCATTATCCCCACTTTTAAATCTCGTATATCCAGGTATGTCATCAGCATATACTGCATCATATAATTCTAATTCGGATAATATTGGGTCGTCTTGACTGAAAGATGCATTGCTAATTGTTGCTAATGCTAATACTAAAAATAACTTTTTCATAATTTAATTTTTTAACTTTTTAACTCTTTAATTATATTATTAATATAAGAAAAAAAAGTTAAACAACCAAATTATTTCTTCACAAATCCTTTAAGAAAGTCTTTTTGGCGATCTATTGCTTGATCCAAGCTTCGTGTTTCTGAATTGTTATCATGCACTCTTTTAGAGCTAGACTTAGCACTAGTCTTTGCGGTAGCAGTGTTTCTGGATCCTGAAGTTTTTCTGTTATTGCTATTATCATCGACTCCGATGCTTCCACTGTTAGTTTTGCCTTTAGTTGCTGAGCTTCCGGTGTCTTCATGAACTCCTCTAGATTTAATTCGCTCTTGGGTTTGTTCATGTAAGATGAGTCCAACTTTGTAATCTGTGGTATATTCTTTAATTTGGATTCCGCAAGGGTATCTTGTTGATCGTAATTGTCTGTTAAGATTCTTTTCCGTGACCTCCACCGTGTAAGAAACTCCAAAATTGCTTTTTTTATATTTTGTAACATAACCTGTTTTTATTTGTCCTAGCCAACGAATCATAACCTCATCTCCGACCTTATACATAACCTTATCGAACTGTTTAAGCACGTATGCCGGTATTTTAACTTTTTTCTTTGCCATTTGATTAGTATGTTAATTGGTTGTGTTATATGGTGTCTTTAAGGATTGATTAACTCAAACAAATACCAGTTGTCTGATCTATGATTTGATATACTCTTAGATATCTGGTACGTTTATCTGGTTTAAACATTTTTTCTGATTCTAGGTCTCGGGACAACATGTATCCCGATTCCATGAACCGTGTAATAACTATGCGAATTGACTTTAAACTATTTGATTCGATCATGATAAATTCATTATCAATCATAATATCAACTAAACTCTCAGAATCTGAAATATCTTCATCGTCATATGTATATGAGTCGGTAGTATCATTTAAATTAGTATCATCAGCATCTAACTGACTAAAAAACTCCTTCAAATCTAATCCAGGTTTAACTATTTCGCCTTCGAATAACTGGAAGAAATAATTTAAACGATCATTCTCAGATAATCTGCTAAAATAAGCAAATTCTGAATAATTAACGTTTATATCTTCTACCTTGTTTTTCATGATTAGTAATTTCCGTTATTTTAAATAGCCGATCAATTGAATCGATATCCAATTGTTTAATTATAGTTAATTTTTGTTGAGCTTCTAGAAGAGATGTAGCCATAATGCGACCTAATATCTCATTGGATGTGTCAAGCTTATGTGAATACCCGTATTCTTTCATCCTATTTATTATAAATATAAGCCTAACTCATAAGATCGATCAACTGTTATTAATGCATCATTCAAAGTTTCTGATAATCTGTTAATCTCCTGGCGATTAAGCATAATTGACTTAGATTTAATAGTTACTTCGAATTTTTTAGACAAATCTTCCCGGTGAGTTTCAATTCCCATTCTTGTTATCGTTCTAGAATTTTGCATTAGATCTTTATATGTGAACGGAATCTGTAATCCGGCTACTTCTAAAGTACCAACTTTAGTATGTAATGGATCTTCTTTGAAACTTTTAGCATAAACTTTGTCTTTAAATATAAAGTCCATATCTGCCCATATAGATCCATAACGAGCTCTAAATTTAGGACTAATACCCCATGATTGATTAACGCTTTTTAACATTATTGTTTTATTTTTTATAAATTGTTACTGTATATATGTCTTTTGAGTAATTGTTTCTCAAAACGACGTTTTCATATTTTTCTATTAACATATCTAACACTAATCCAGGATGAACATAAAAGAATCCTTCATGATGTGTGTTATTAATAGGATTGAGCAAGTTAAATGTAACTGCTAATGATGCTTGATTATATAATATATCAATATCACTGAATAATTTCTTAAGATCTTCATCTTCACTCTCACATCGTCTAGGAGTAAATATCCCATTTGCAACTATCCAATCGGATTTCGGCATTTCTGCAGTTTCAAATGCTCCAGTCTGACATTCTATACCATATTTTTCCTTTGCTATGGCAGTCATTATTGGATTATGATCAATTCCATGATATAGAATATCTAAATCAGGATAAAAATCACGAAGTAACGGAAATAAATCAGCACGACCACAACCAATATCTAGAATAGATCCACCATAGAATCCAGTTAATAGATTTTGCATTAGATATCTTTGCTCTGATGTGGTATTATACCCAACTGGTTGAGGACTATACATCATATAATCCTCATTTTCAGGTGTTAATGCATCCCATTTATCGAATTGAGTCGTACTATTTAAATTTTCAGAAATTTTTTCTTTTAAATTTTCCCGATTCATGATCTAGTAATTGGTAATGATTCTGTTTCTACTAAATGCTTATAAGGAATTGTGTGTTCTACGGCAAATCCACCTTCTTCTCCACATAATTTGCTAGTAAGTGCACGATTAATTCTAGTATCATTAGAATTCGCTGTTGTAATCATACAAACAGCACTTCGATTTTCTAATAATACATCATATACTGTCTTTTTATTTACTGTATATTGATCTAATACTACACCAACTCTGTTAATTTCGTCTTGAGTGACGATAACTGTTTCACCTGCATTATACATTACTCAATAATTTTAATGATTCTACTATTTGTTACTGCTTTTACTTCAAAGTCTAATGTAACACCCTGGAAATCTTTAACAACTTTAGCTTCTGCTTCTGTTACAGACATAGCTTCTACGAGATACATCTCTGTTGCTTTCTTTTCCTTAGTCCCATTTGGGGTATCGACTAATGTAGTCAATTGTACTTTTGCTGTGTAATACGACATTTTTTGTTTTTTAAAAATTTATAACTTAATTATCTAATTATATTATAAGAAAAAATATTTAACAATCAAAATTATTTTTTATCTAAAAACTTTTGTAATCGTTTTTGATTCCTATGATATTCAAAAGATAAACGCATTTGTTTATCTGATAAATCAAAATTCACTTGTAGATTATCTAATATATCAGCAATTAATCGTTCTTGATCATTTGCACTATATGTTTTTCTACGAAGCATTTTAATAACACGTTTTAAGTGATATATAAAATCTTTGGGTACTCTCGAAAGTATTCTAGATTTATCTAAATGAATTTCTATTTCATTCTCTTTTGAACTTTTTTTTTTATTTTTCGATGCTTCACTAATTAATTGTTTTGCTATCTTTGTTGATTCTTTTAATAAATCATCATATTTAATTACGTGTGCTAAATCTAATCCACTAGGTAACGGTTCGGCACCTTCCATATCAGTGCTTGACGCATCTGCACTAGGCTTTTTATCAGAAAATTTATCTTTATATTTTTCTACAGCATCTAATGGTAGTCTAAGTTCCAATGTATAATCAGTGTTTCTACCATACCCAGTATATGGAACAATTTTAATATGTTTACCTCTAACCAATGAAAGTAATACAGCTGGGGTACAATTATATTGAGCTCCTGATCTAGCAATAAACTCACGTATACCAATATCAGATACAGAATAAATAATGCCTAAGTGTTGAGATCCAGCTTTAGCAAATGATGATAAAAATCGTTGTTGTGGTTCTGTAAATACATCAACAGCAGTATCTGGCTCAGCTTGTTGTTGTTCCATTAACATAGTTGTTAATGTGGTTTGAATGATATTTGTTAAATTAATACTCATATGTTCTTCGATTCGGTTAATTGAGTTGATCTATATTTGCTAGCTAATTTACGAATTTCATTAATTGACTTTCTCGCTCTTACACCTGCGGCCTTAACCTGCTTATCAGAAAATCTATTATGATTATCTTCAAATGATTTCCACAACTGTTCCAACTCTTCAAATATTTCTTTAGATGTCATCATAAACCTTATTTAATATAAATATGTTATCGTTTAAAACGATCCATAAATACTTGTAAATTCATATCCGGAACAGTATATTTTTTATGATCTGTCATTTTTACTATTACGTTGGAGCCTAACTGATATATACTATGTATTAAGTTAATGTTAATAAATATAGTTTTAACATCACTATTAACAGTTATAATTGTTATAGGAATAAACTGTTGCATAATTAATCACCAGTCCAATTACTTCCTGGTTTACGTATAAAGTCTAATGGATTAAAATTAGGATCTGTTTCCGTACTAGGCGTATATCCAGTGTCATATCCTTTAGACATTTTTTGTACATCTACATTAAACTGCATCATTTTACCTGGATTTGTTTTTGAATAATTTACTAATGCAGTCTGCAATGCTGATAAATTGGAAGCAGATGCTCCAATTACCTTAGCAACATATTCTTGCATTTCTTTTGTGTTACTAAATCTATCTGTATCTGTAATAATACTATAAATTCCTCGTTGATATGTATTTGCACTTCGTTTAACTGCTCCTACATAATCATTTTGTTTATATGAGCGAAGATCAATTCGATTAGTAATAGCATCAGGAATTTCAAGCCATTCTGATTCAGAATATTCATCTGCGAAGTCTGGACCCATATCTCCGTCGACTGCTAATAGTGCATCTTCCCGTTGAGTCATTGTCAAGGTATTCCATATCTCCTTTTCATTATACTCAAACATTAATTGTTTAGCCCGAGAAATTTCTTCTTGGAGTATTTTTTTATATAATGGGTGTTGTTCGAATTGTTTCATAATTTACTTGATATTTTCTTACGATTACGATTATATTTACGAATCCATGTATTTATAAACGCACATGGTGTATTTTTACCATTGCCTTTCATGTTACGATAAACACGTTTACCAAATGATTCTGATCTATTTAAACTTGTTGCAGCTTTTATTATTGATTCTTCACCATCTAAATCAGAATATAATTTACAAGCAACATATACTATTTCAAATCCAGCTAAGCCTTGATTATGAGCCATATAAATATAAGCACCAATATTTGATTGATCATTACTATCAATAATTTTATTGATTTTAGACATACGATTTACCATTTTCTTAGCGGCTGCTTCTGCATTTATAAAAGGATTAAACACAGTGTCTTGTCTAACACCATAATCGTCAAAATATTTTGGCATTATCTGAAATAATCCTGACGCACCACTTCTTTTGTTTGTAGCATTAGGATTACCTGCAGATTCTATATTTGCTATGGTATATAATATTTCTCTAGGTATATTATAATCTAGAGCAGCAATGTCTAATGCATCAATAACATTGTTATCCCATTTTTTAACAGTGCTACTGTCATATGGTATATTGCTAGTTATTGTATCAATTTTTTTAGACTTTGATTTTTTTAAGCTATCTATTTTATCTTGGATTTGATCGTCTGGAATTTGTTTTGTTAAATCATCTAATTTAGTTTCAGTATCAGAATCAAATATACCATTAATAGACAAACCATGCTCGCGCTGAAACGATTCGACTCCTTTTTTAGTATACGGACCAAAGATACCGTCATTCATTCTAGGACCTACACTAAAATCTAAGTACATTAGGCGTTCCTGCATATTAGTAACTGCAGTACCTCGATCACCATATTGTAATCCTGGAATTTCAGGAGATTCATCATTAATGTCAACTTCACGATTTTGTATGTCTGATCCTACTTTATCAGATCGATATGTAAAATGCCACGGTTCATTAATAGATTCGCCTTCGCCTCCATCTTTTTTATACCATACCCATCCATACTTAACACCATTTTCGCGTATCCATTTTTGAGCAGCTGGGGCACTCATAACATCGATAGCCTTACCCCACCCATGATTAGATTTTCCAGGAGGCGCCGCAGGTACAGAATTGTCCCATGTTGTTCTGAACTTTCCTGTAGATTCTAAATAATCCCAATCGATTAAATTATATTGACTTTCATATGATCTAAATCCGCCGACTTTATTAACATCTATGCCGTCGAGCTTCATATCGTCAATCATTTTTTTATAATTGGCAGCAGCTTCACTATCTAATGTAACGCCATATACTGTTTTTAGATCTAGTTTATTTGGATTACCATTATCTCCAGTATATTCATTAGGAGTAGCAAAAGAAGATTTTGATGCCTCTAATAGTATGTTTTTTAATCTGATCATATGATTAATTTATAATATGTTAGTTTCTCTTAATTTTGTCAGCAACTGAATACATATCAATTTTAAATGCATATCCAGCACCAACATTATTATAAACCGGACTAAATTTGATTCCTGTTTTAGTTTCACAAAATTTATGCAATACGTCTTGAATTTTGCCTGGTGATACATTTGCTAAATAATCATGAGTTGCATTATCAGGAATAAGTCTTATAACATTATCATTTGCACCGGCACCTACAACAAATACACATTTATTATTTTCAATTGATAATACTGCAGTATCGTTAATTGTTTCGATATCATCTTGTTCTTTTAAATTAGATTCATGCTTAGCAGTTGCATCTGCAAGTGTCGGTAAAGAGCCATCTGATTTACGTTCCCACGCATATCCTTCTAATAATTGTTTTAGTTTCATATTATTCTTTTTATTGTTTTTCTACGGTATCCCAATCCACGTCCCAATCATAATCTCCACCGCCCATAACAACTGCTGATGCCTGAACTGTCCATTTACCGCCATTTTGATCTGTACCCATTAAATCACCATGCCAAGTATAATTGTCGACTTGATCTTCTAATTCATAGTCGTCAAAGTCAATGTTAACTATAGTTCCGTTATCATCATAAATAACGTTCACATAAGGCAAAGACCCTTTGATGTCAATTACTTTGTCTTTTGGTGGTTGTGATTGTTCTATCAATGTTTTAAGTCGTATCATAATTTTGCTATCCCAATAATTGTTTTAGTTTCATTGCTATCCTTATAAGACTTTTATATAAATATCATTATACCTCAAAACCTAGATTTAATATCATAAATCTAAATCGTTTGGCTTCCCATTTAAATTCAAGCACCGTAACAGTACCAATTCTAAATTCCAAAAAATACTTTGCCTTCTTGTTTCCAGCTTTAAAGCTATTAATCCAATTAATCATATGTTTATCCTTTATTTAATAATATTTGTTAGTACGTTGTAAATAGAACGCTAGTACGCCCTTTCAGGGTCATACTTGAATCCTTGCGACAATGAGTGGTGCAATTGCAGTTAATCGTACCATGGGCTATCGGGTTATGTGGTCTCCGTCAAATATGCGCATTGCGAGCTCTTCGCCTATTGCGTCAATGACTGTTACACCGGTTACCGATCCTTGTGTGTGTTGTTGTTTATAATGCTGAATAACACTAGCAGTATGTGAGTCTACTGATTGTAACTGGGATTCGGTCATCTTTAATAGAGATTCGGCTATTTGTTGCTTGGTGTGGCGGGTATCGTGGTCTTCCAGGTACTCGCACCATCCATCGAATTCTGTGTTTCTCATAACTATGTAAATCTGTTTCTTGCTTTATCTCTTTGGTCTTTGAGCACGTGGTGCACTGAATCACGTTTACCACAATGTGGACAATTCAGCGTCTCGGAATCGGCCGCTTCATTGATTTTCCATTCTCCATTACACGACTTTGAGCTACATTTGTATATGTATGTGTGACGTATAAAGACGGAGTGTGCCATTGCGATTTTATATTGGTTTTATCTTAGTGGAATCTCGATACCCAATTCCTTGCTAAATATGTTTTTAACATATGATGGTGCAACTCTAGAATCGGTATCCATCATGAATTCATATGCAATCGATTGTGCCGTTTTGCTACCTGCATCATGATAT